AGAATATAATTCAGGGCTTAAGGTAAAGGTTTTCTTACAGAAGACTGTTCCATAAGTAGCAGCATTCAATCTATCTGATGTTAGAAGAGAGGTAGGATACTCAAAGTTATCCCAGTTAATATCAAGAAAATCTGGGTTACCGACACCTTCTTCATTAAACCTAGAGCCTCTACCATTAACAACAGCAGAGAAAAGCCTATCATTTCTTTTTAGACCTGGGCTCCCTAAAGCTCCAAAGTAATCAATATTTATATCCCACCCAGGGTACTCAGGTAAAGCTGATACATCCTCAGGGAGGCAGTATTTTGATTGTAATAGATTAACTGCCTTAGCTCTACTATCAATTGATGAATTAGAAAGGTCCTGGTATGCTTTTATTAAAGCACCTTCAGTTCCCCACTTAGTTCCCCCATATACTATACCGTTTACAATAGGCTTAGAGATAAAGATTGGTCTATTAACCTCTGTCATGATGTTATCCCTAACATCAAAAAGAGACTCTTGGAATTCTCTCTTACCTACGGCGGGGTTAGCAAATGATAAAGGTGGGTTAGCCGCTGCTATTCCAGCACGCTCGTTGTATGAAAGTTCAGTAGTTCTAAAGAAGGGTCTGATATCAAAAATATCTTGAGTTTCAATAGCCGAAGAACCCCTTCTAGTTATAACATAGGCTAGAGGCAGAATGCTTTGACCAACTCTAGCAAGGCTATTGTTAACTAGCGTATCTTCAAAGAGAGGGGTTAAGTTTAATAAATCATCAGGACTTGGAAGGGTTGTAAATCTACCGCCTATACCAATCTGAGATTGGTTTTGATCTCCTATATTAGAGATCATTTGATAATTAAGGGTGGTATCATTTACACCGTTGGATGATTTGAAGAAGTTAGATGGAGTCCCTGACCCTTCTGTAAAGGTTTGACCATCAAAGAAAGAAGGGTCCTGACCTTTTTCAAAGTTAGAAAAGGTTCCTGTTCCTGTATTTAGAGCGATAACTCCTGCACCTGTAAGGAGACCAAGCTGAGGAGAAGTTATGGTGGTTGGTAGAGAACCTGAGGGCTTTGCTATAGAAGTTGAACTTGCATCCATAGGGTGAGCAAACACAAACAATAGGTCAACCCTTGTCGTAGGGGTGAAAGTTGTTTGATTGTCGTAATCAGATTCGTTAAACTCAGGAATTGTAATTGATAAAGTCTCTGGGACATTTACAATAGCAGTTCTTATAGCACCTCCCCAGAATCTAGTAAACTCCACAGACTCCTGCTGTAGATCGTTAAACTGATTTCCTGTTTCAAAGTAGTTCTGACCAAACGATCTCCAAACAGCTAATTTATTCTTTGGAAGGGCTGATATCCCAGTCCCAGCGTTAACTCCGAAGTCTTGAGAAAAAGAGAACTTTAGGGAGTTGTTAGAAAGTTTCTCTGAATTATGATGCTGTAAGAAGTGAAACAATCCGTTATCAAGAACAGCACCCGTTATCACTTCCCCAGCAAGTTTCTTAAGAACATTTGTAGGTAATGTAAATGAAGTTCGTCTTCTATTAGCTTTATTTTTAATGCCTGTCCTAACTGAAGGGTCTGTTGTAATTGGAGCTATATCTACACCCTGAATTTCATTTAATACATTAATTCCTTTTTGATAGCAGTCGTTTATTCTAGCTGTGAATCTACCAGGGTTAACATAAACAGTTCTGTCTGAACCAGTTACAAAAGGTCTTAGCTCTGCGAGATCCTCTCTACCAATACCTGAGACACTAAGGTTGTTGGCAATCTGATCTCTAAGGAAAAGAACATTCTCCTCCAGTTGTTTGAGTGGAATGTTATCTACCTCAAAGTAGTAAGGGTCGTTACTCTTAAACAGCCTGATAGGCTCAGTAAACTTGTGAGAGCTTTCTACGAATTGCTCAGAAGCCTCGTTAATAAATTGTTGTGGTAAATCAGCCATGAGTGTCTCCTATCAATACTGTCTATCAGGATCGAAAATGTTTGTGGAAATGAAGCCCGCTCCAAAACCACTTGTATCGCACATATTTGCCTCACCATCTACTCTAGTAGTGGGGGTGTAAATGTTTACTAGTTTAGGTCTACCTAAGATTTCAATAGATGCGTTCTTTGCATTAGCAAAAGTATTAGCACCAGTCTCGTCTAGCGTTATATTATAGCTGTCTGGTTTACAGAATGATGACACATGATAGTAACCAGAAGATTCCAGAGAATATGTATTAGGATCTACTCGATACAAGGAATAGTGAACATCTGTAGCCGTTCCAGACGCGGCAGAGCAATCTCCTGAAAGGAAGTATCCCTGAGCTAATGTTTGGTAAGGTCTGTTATCAGTTACGGATTCTACTGTAAGATCTGATGCTAGATACTTTAGAGCCTTGGCCGCAGGATCAATTTCAAGGAACAGCCTATATGGACCATAGTTTTGATAATTTGCACTAGTTCCAAACCCGTAAGGGTTGTCAGATCCAAACCTTAGCTTAGACCATCCACGGAAATAGTTTTCTCCTGAGCTAGAGTTCACACTTGAAACTCCAGAAAGAGCACTCGCGCCAAGTCCAAAGAAGTCTAGAATTGCAAGGCTACTTAAAGGAAGGGCAGAACCAGCAGAGTCGTTGCCGTTATTATAAGGAAGACCTGAGAACGCTGTATAAGCTGCTGCTGATGGATCAAAAGTAGTATCAGTGTAGTAAATTCCTCTAGGACCAGTGTATCCTGGCTCAGATGGGTAAGAAGAACTTACACTTAACAGTGAAGCATTAAGTTTAGATCCTCCACCAAAAGCCCATATGCGTAAATCATTACAACCCCCAGCCTGATTCAAGGTAGGATCTAAGAAGACATCATCAGCATTTACAGGGCCTGCTAAGAAGTTAACATTTTGAACATCGACAACACTATTGTTCAATGCCCTCACACAGATTCCTCCTCTAGAGAAAATTCTGTAATTTGTAATACTTGCTCCCTGTAGGTTTAATCCATAGTTATAGTCTATGGAGTTATTAGTAGCAGGGGTAAATGTTCTGTTTGCTGGGTTTGCATTAGCAAAGAAGTTACCATTGTTACTTCTAATAGATTGTACAATTGCACCACCATCAGGTAAAGCTTGAAGTGCCCTTTGAGAGTTTGGATAGAATGAGAAAGATCCTCCACTTGTATACTGGGCTGAATCCTTATAAGACTCAATCGCGTCAGATGATAAAGTAGAATTTAGTGCGCCATGGCAAGCACTGAAAGATCCTAGATCTCTAATGTAAGCTGTTGAATTGTTATTAACTACAATACAGTTGTTTCTTCCAGCAACCTCGATATTTGTATGGTTTGTTGAAGAAGAAAGATCCCAGCCTGAAACATCCATAGAGTTAGAATCTACGGTGCTATGAGGAGTAAACTTAACTGTAGATCCATTATCTGCCATTATGGCGGTCCCGGCATCACCTACTACAACTTGCCCAGCTAATTCTATAGTAGAGTTATTATCCGCGTATAGATTAACACCAAAAGTCTTAACGCCATTAAGTATGGCACATGAGGCATTCTTACTCGATCCCTTTAATCTAGCTGTAGATTGATTCTTAGATGCTATGTTAAATCCTCTAGTGCTTTCTTTTCCCTGCACATCAGAGAAAATGTTAGCATGTACAAAATCAGCCTCTGAGTTATTCAATTCTATAGAAGGCTTATCTCTAATTACAGTAGCTCCGTCTTTTTTAGAAGCACCCGTGCTTACATAGTAACAAGAAGACCCTGATTTTTGTGGTATGCTAACACCATACTTGTGATAAAATTTAGATTTATCACACACCACATGTTGACCGTTATAGGAGAAAGTTTGTTGGTGTAAGTAATTAGGAACGACTGCTCCCATGGTAGGATAGGATGTAATACTTGTAAGATTTTTATTATACTCACAAGTAGAATGCTTAAGATCAATACCTTTTGAAGCGTTGCCCTGGAATATTGAGCTATCTAGTTTAATAGTTGAGCCTACAGCTTTTAATCCAGTGGATTGACAGGCATAAGCATCTAAAACTCCATCCAGATCAATAACCGAGTTATCTAATTCAAAACCAACATCGCAAGATATGGCACCTACCAAGCTACCGTTAGTCAGGCTGGCATTTGATTCAAGTCCTCCTGTTAGTTTAGAATTGATTAAATGAATGCCTCGCATCTGTTGAGAAACAACAATTTGAGAATCAAAGCTATTAGAAGGAACTCCCTCTTGCAAGAACTCTATGTTGGAGTTGTTGGCTAAGATTCCTGCATCATCCTCCGTTCCTCTAGAAGCTTGATCGTAGTTTCTAAGAGAGTAGAACTTCCTATTAATTTCTATGTTAGAGTTGTCTACTTGAAGTCCAACTTTCTTTGCCCTAACAGTGGCACAGTCTTCTATTCTAAGACCTTCCGTATTAGAAACATGAATACCTATGTCGGCGGTTGTTCCATAATCCGCTCCCGTCGTAGTTCCAGAAGCAGCATTCACTACGAACTTTCTTAAGTAAATAGGACCGTCACAATTGCTTATAGTAACCCCTCTAAGGTAGTTTCCTGCGGCCATCCCTAAGACCTTTTCAACACCAGCAGTTATGTTATTTCTTCCGTAGGTGGTGCTAGTCCTTACATCAACTCCAGCGTCACTAATAGATTCGTAATCTACAGTTGTATCCTTAGCAGGAGCAGTGCTCAACTTTACATCGTGAGCCTCCATGACAAGAGCAGTTCCTGTAATAGAAGCTGTTTGGGTGTCGTTATTTCCTATGCCTAAAGTTAAATAGGTTTGTAGCTCGTTGTTATTTAAGTGTTTGTTAGCACAAATGTATACACCATCTGCATTAGTATCAAACAACGAGGAAGTTTGAGCAGATAAAAGCAGACAAGAGGTATCATTTAGTGTAGTTCTAGCATCAACAGAGCTAACAGTCGAACCAGCCCCAGAAGCATTCACAGTTTCATACGAAGAGTCCGATCCTGATAAATCAGTGTATACCCTGTTTACAATCTCAAGGGCACCATCACCCACGCACTTGATATTATCTAGGCTAACCTTTCCAAGGTCACCACTCACTGCTACCTCGATAAGAGTAGGAAATCTTAATATCTCAGGGAGTGCGTCTACAGCATCTTGAAGAGAAGTGAATACATTGGAGCTAACTTCTAAATGAGTAGGTATGCTTGAGGATACGGCAAGCACTAGTCCTGGTAAAGAGGATGTAGGATACCCAAGCTTTTCCCAAAGATAATCAGTGCGCTCCTCTAAATCATAAAGAGGAAGGTTATCCTGCTCCCAGTGGTAGAATGCGCTGGTATCAAACTTAGTTACGAAAGGGTTCCAGTAGTTATAAAGGTTTACACCAGCACTTACTGTGTAAAGATCTGTGGCATCAAAGGGCATTTTAGAATTGTAAAGTCCAAAGGAAAACTAGAGTGAAATACTCAGTCTTTTTAATGCCCTCAAAGGGCCTGTAAGCAACTAAGATTGGCGAAGCTGGTGACAATCCAGAGGGGTTTCTCATGAAAAGGCCAATCTCATTTAATTCATCAGTGGCATTGCCACTCCTCTCTTCTAGAACTAGGGTATATCTGACGGCTGTTTTTGAAACCTTATGTATGTTAGAGTAAGGTATTCTTACGAAGCTTTCCTCAGCAGCCACCACCCCATTTTGTATGGGTTGGAATGTCTCTACTTGAAGACCTGTTTGTATGCCGTAAGGACGAACACCACTTAAAGGACCCTTAAGCTTATAAGAAGATACTCCATAATCTCTAGTATCTCCTGAGGTTCCCACTTGAAAGTTAAGTATCTGATAATCCAAAATGGAGTCAGAACCTGAAGCTGAGTATAGTTGAGCTAGACCAATACCCATTCCAGAGGTAATTACATTGTGATCAGTCCAATGTAATTCCTTTGTTCCGTCCCTATAGACTTTCCAAACTTCAAGATGTCCTGTGGGATTAAAGGTATCTCCTTGCATACTAGTTCCTCTGTTCTATATTTATTATATCAGAACTCAAATGTGAATTTCTGTTTAGCGGTATCATCTGTTAAATAGGCGTTTCCTATAGGCTGCCAGTAATCAGACTCTCTAGGTTGATACTCTCTGGGGACATATCCATTATGAGTATCCGTTTTTAATACTTCCTCGTATTGTGAGAATGCTATTACCGTTCCTGATAGAACTGCTGGTGCCTCTTCCATTGTTCCTGTATATCCAGGCATCTCATTATTCTCCTGGGTAGTTGGAAGGATGAAGAATTGTGAGGTAGATCCCGACAACGGAACATTAAGATCAGCGTTAGGACCAGCCTCAGTGGCTTCTATTGGAACTTGTATGGATAAGAAAGCCCTATACCACCCATTTCCAGCCCACTTATCGCTCACTCCAAACTTTGTAACATCATCGGAAGTTCCAGAAAAAACACCAGCAGAAAGAGTTCCCGAGAATACGCCCGTTCCCTCACTACTTGCAAGCTCTAAGCCTCCATCAGAGTTCCATGAGAAGAAAGCCTCAGCACCTTTTTGCTGAACATTAGGAATGATCTCCTTTCCGGTATCTTTAAAACCCCTGGAATAAATTTGCATTTTAAACGCGCTGCAAGAATCAACTACCTCTATCCCATAACTAGGATTGATTGCCGATACATTTTCATCTAGTTTATAAGCATAAGTAGAAAACACAATCGAAGACATATCATTTCTAAAAGGAAGCCTTTGATCTGGTCTATCCACTTTTCTACCTATCTGGTCATAGATACTCGTTGAGTACGATCTTCTAATCTTAGGTGGACTATTAACGGGGCCGTATGTCGGGTTGGCTACACCCGACTGCTGTCTTCCAGGCCAGATATAAATTGCAGATGGCGCATATGCTAAGGTAGCGTCTTGCACGCCATCTGGAGCTTTGATATCATCCAAGAATACGGTATTCAAGAATAAGTCTTGAGTTGGGTTATTAACATAAAGGTCCCAACCTGAATGAGTCTTTTGAGTTGGGAATGTAGCCCATCTAACTCTACCTCCACTTTTAACATTTTGAAGATACCACTCCGGTACATTGTCTGTAGGATTCCCTTCCTCAATAAGAATACCTGAGTTATCCTGGATATCCTTTATGGATATCGAGATGTTGGCTTGTTCCTCTGGTCTATAGTCGTTTGAATGTGCAAATACATTATAAGGAGTAAAGGATACTGCGGAAACAGTATTGTATGCGCTAACGATTACATCATCACCTGCGGGTCCGCTAACATAAACACCGCCACTGGTATCTCCTCTAGGTATCGTGAACTTCGTGTTACCAGACGCAAGGAAGTTTCCAGAAAGATCTTCTATTCTTACTAAATTATTGGTAGAAGATACTTGCAAGTAAACTTCTACATCACTAAGACATTCTTCGTTAAGAGTAGAGGATAGAAGATAACGAGTGCCACCCGTTGTAGCAGAAGCGCCTAACTCAAAGGCTGGTGGAGTGTTTTTAGTATCTTCAAACAGTATATAAAATTTATTTGGTATGTAATCTGTTGCAAGATCAGGTATCCTCTTCCCACCCGTAAATGAACTCATTGTTATTTCTAAGTTCATACCTTGATCTCTAAATAAACTTGAATCTATTGAAGATACTGTTATAACCTTTCTCGTAGAGCCCTTAGGCCAGAAGATAGGAGATTGTGAGGATGCCGCTATATTGTAATGAACGCCTGAAACCGCATCTCCTCCTAATGAATATGTAAGGTAGCCATCTTTAGGTGTTGGAGTGTAACTCTCCACGATAACATCGTAAGTGTCACCTACATCTATAGATTGAGCGTAAAACTTATTTGGAAGACCTTGCTTAACTGATGGGTAGAAAGTTAAAACTTCTCCAAGTTTCTTCACCTCATAACCATGTATGGGAAAGTCCACTCCAATTGTTTCTGGGTTATTATCGAGTAAGATAGCCCACTCTACAGAAAGTGAGAATTCACTCGTCTTATCAATAGCTGTAGGCAGTTGCTTGTAAGCACCTAGAACAGGTTTCTTTATATCTTTAAACTCAGGATTTTCTACAAACAATCCAAACTCTCTTATGGACTTGCCGTTGATGGAATCCTTATCTATGTTAAACTTTACATTGATGCTGCGATCATTAAGCTTTGTCGCAGGGTTTCTCTCAAGCTCCACAAGAAACATTGAGCTTGTAGTGTAGTTTAAATCCTCTTGTGGCTGAAATGGGTTTGTTACGGTGAGAACTTCTTTCTCTACTACCTTGAGGTTACCTTGTGTGCCGTAATCTTCCTTGGTTGGTAATGCGCGGGACAACTCATAGAAGTTATTATGAGTGCTTTGAGGAAGGGCTTGAGCGAACTGAGTTATATCTTGATTCAGTTCATTTACATCAAGGTGTCCGTAGTAAGCCCCTGTACCTACCTGAAAATACTTAAAGTGTAGGTTTTCTGAAAGGTTTGAGGGAGCACCTGTCATGCATGAAACTATGCTCATGGAGAACCCATCAGTAAGAACATTGCATTCGTCCTGTATAACCCTCTCTTGTCTTCCATCATTGAAGACTTTATTAATTGTTACTAAACCTCTCATATGAATTTTAGTCTCCACTCTATCGCGATAGCTGCTGGGACGGGAAGCCCCGCGTTTCCATTGTAATCAGACCTACCTGTTATATCTTCATTAAAGATCTTTCTACAGAAAAGCTTGAACTTCATAGCATCCCCAGTATCAACATCTTTATTTATACTATAACCAGAGGATGTTTTTAATGTTTCAAAGTAATCCATAGTATACATTCCCATTTCAGTAACTCCTCCATAGAAATTTACAAATGCTACATCTGGTTTTGATAAAGATGTTTTATATATAACCTCTCCTGTAGAACTAGCAAATACTCCAGCCTGCTCTCCACTTACATTTAAGAAAGCATTATTGGCGGCTGATTCTCCATAACCATCGTATCTAGCTCTTACGAATCCAGATATATCCACAGATCTTACGGTATTCTTAGCCGTGTCCGCAGCACTACCACTAGCATTAAGTGATGTAGAAACCACTGGCGAATTAAATTTAGGAACTGATGGAAGCAATCCGTCTATCAAGTTTAAAGATACTGTTGGGCTTGCACCTGTGGACCCAGGGTTCATCCCCCCTAGGAATCTAGCATCTAAAGGTAAGGTAGCAGACGCTGGGGTTAGAGCATTTCCTACAAGATCACCAGTCGAACTGACATAACTCAGCAAGCTAATAGGCTTTCCAATGAATCCAGTAAAGTTAGGGGTATGACCTAGCTCTAAATTAATATCAGTGCTTTCTTCATAAGAAGTTTTAGTGTCACTTTCTAGTTTTGTTAGCACAGGGTTTTGCTGCTCAGGTAAGCTATGGATAGAGTCGTAAGAAGAAACATTACTTCTAAATGTTCCTCCTGTATTAGGCAAATAAATTCCACTAGGAGCGCCCTGAGTATTTGCACTTCCATAAACAAAACTAGCAACAGAAGAAACTAAATGAGGCATAGAATATCTATCCGTGCCTAATGAATAAGGTTCTTCATTAGGTAGGAAATAATTAACAGGAACGCTACCTATGTTAAGAGTAGGTCTTGATACAAATATTGAACCTGAAGGCGCATTAGGACCAGCCCAGGTGTTGTGGCCCTCTTTTCCCGCTGGGTAAAGCTCGAATGCTAAAGGTTGTGACGCATCAGTTCCACTAAAAGATATTACAGAAGCTCTCCACCAGCCTCCTCCTAACTTCTTTAGAAATATGTTAGTTAAATCACCATTCGTGTCTGAAGTGAGAGGCGTGCTTGTGTTGTTCATAAGAGCGGGGTCGCCCTCAGTTACAGAAGCGGTAGAACCGTTATACCATAAGACAGTTCCACTTACATCATCACCTTGGTTTTTAAGAATAATTGTAGTCTGACCTCTAAGGGCAGCGGCAGGACCAGAAATAGGATTCTCTAGCTTATCCTCAAAATCATACTTTAGATCAACTGAGAATATCTTAGGAGCGTATACCGCTCCATTTACATCTACTATACCCGCTCCACTTACAACTGAAACCTGTGGAGTTGTACCTAAAGCGTTGATCTTATAAACATTGCTAGACCCGTCAAAAAGGTTTGGGTCATCCTGTTTTGTAATACCTACTTGCCTTCTAATAGTGTACCCTAGTAAGCTATTTTCTAGTTCAAAGAACTCATTAGCACTAGGGATCAAGTTGTGTCTCTTGTACTTGTGAGCATTTTCTTTATAACCTAGAGATCCTTTTCCAAAAGTTAAAGCTTGAATGATGTAGTTTGAAGTGTCTAACATTCTTTGCTCAACAGATCCGTTTAAGAACGCTACAGAAGAAGGCATTGACATAAAGGAAGCAATGCTTTCACCAGCACCATCTACGATGAGATTGTCTTCTTCAACGATAACTTTGCTAGTGCCGTCATCGTATATCTCTGTTATTTTTACCAAGCCTTTCATTTTAATTTATGATGTTTACGGAACTATACCTTCCTAAGTTCCTTACTAGCCCTGATACCCAACTTTGCTGATAAGCTAGATGGACTCTGTAGTTAAATCTATTTCCACCTTTGATTCCATGTATAGATTCTGATATAATGTTGTCTCTGGATTTTTCATCTTGTGAAATATCATAGAAGAATTTTAGTATCTCTAGAAGAATGTCTTTATCTAATAAAGAATCTATATTATAAGATTTCTTTATATAAGATCCTCTAACACTACCTGTGATCTTTAGATCAGATATAGAATACTCCTTATTATAGCTTGTCTGCTTAAATACGCCTACGAACTCCTTTTCAGGTCTAGAGTTTCCGTTCTGGAATATTTTTGATTTTATCACAGCGTTGACGGCACTATAAAGTTTTGGAGTTGCTAGTGGGACTAAATCATTAGAGTATCCTATCTCTGCTGTTAACCTATCTCCATCGTGATACAAGTGTCCACTAGAGTCTATGTTTATTAGCTCCCCTAGAGGAACTACAGTATTGTCAGGCTTTATAAATTTTATCTGAGATAGATTATCTTTAGTCTCTCTTGAGTAATCATCTAATGAAAAGGAGTTTCTGACACTTGACCTTTCTTTAACTGTTTCGTCAATCACCGACATGCCTTCAAAAATATAATACTTTGATGAATCAATGTCTGCGAAAGGTATTATTTCAATAACATATTGCTGATCTTCTCTATGCAATTGTCTATGAGCTTGGTAGTATGGTAAGTCTAGTTTTATAGGTTGGTTCTTAGTGTTGAACCTTACCACATCATGAACAAAATCAGAGTTATCTATTGAAAGAAGAGATTCCCTTTTGGATGATCTTGAGAAGCAATCCACAATTCTATCTATTGTTCCAAGTTCATGAGACTTTATGTGAGCTAAATTATCTCTTACGAAAGCAAACCCTGTGCTTGCCGTTACTTGAGAAACATTGCTCTTTTCCCATTTACCCTTAGGAGTATAGGTCCAGAAGATATGGTTTCCGTGGCTGTCATACTCTGGTTTTGTATGAATCCATATACCAAAGCTTCTACCCCCGGACTGGAAAGAATTTTCTTTTAGGAAGAGTGAACTTACATTAACTGATAGTTCATGCTCTGGGTTGAATCTTACTGCATCGCCGTAATCGAAACTAAAGCGAAGTCTAGTTCCATTCTCAGTTACTTTTAACCCAAGAAGGTTATCGTCAATTAAAGGAGAGTCATCCTCAAGAAGTTCTTCATTTGTGCTAAGATCATACACAAACATCTTGTTAAGACTCGTACTTCTATCAACTAATTCTACCCCACTAAAGAAATAAGGATTTCTCTTTTCTGATCCTCCAATAGGAAGCTCTGAATCAGCAGTTACCGTTTGGAAATCTGGTCCAGAGCTTAATATTAAGAACTCGTACTGATCATCAAGATCCTTTATCTTGTTATTTACTACTTGACCATTTTCTGATACTTGTCCTATAGAAGATCCATCAACTGTTAACAAACCATTCCACATGTAGGGTCCATATATTTTGGAAAGTATATTATCTCCCCCATCAAGATGGGACTCTATTAATGAGTAAGATAAGTCCCTGTCCAAACAGTTAGAGAAATCATTTAGGTACATATAAGAAAGACCTTTAAGGCTTCCGCCCCTTCTTCTCGTATGCTTTCCTAGAACAAAGTTATCGTAGTGCTCTAAGTTATTGTCTAACTCACTCCATAATTGGCTGTAGATATTCTCATAATGATTCTTCCAAAGATCATTGAATAGGAATAGATGCTTGTTTAACTCAAGGTATTTTTTAGCTTGAACTTTTATTCCATGGTCAGTAAGCTCAAACATCACTCTAGGAATATCCTCAAAATCATCCCTATAACGATACTTGTGCATGAATTTGCTGCCAGTGAAAACTCCCCCTATTTCATTTTCTATCACATCCATGGCAGCAGCAGATCCGCCTCTTGTGGGGAATGTACTAGAAGTATCAACTCCGTTTATTGTCGAACTTGAATCTAGATTTTCGCAATACTCATATACGGCGGGAAGATCGAAGTAGTCTGTAACATTAACAAATTCAAAAGAGCTTGGAATAAATCCAAGAGGCATATAATTGAAGAACTGACTACCTGCCCCATCCACTTTTAAATTTAAAAAGATAGGGGGAACTAAACCCGTTCTTCTATACCAATCACCTTCGTATAGGACTTTACTGTAGGATCTCCTTCTCTTAGCTGCTCTACCTGTAAATTCAATATAGTCTCCACTTAGTGTAAATGGAGATGAGCTAAGAGTAAATCTAGTTTCTCCTGATACACCTAAATCTACATCTTCACCTAACGAATTCACAGAATCTAGAGTTCTTCCAAAAGTAAGTCTGTTTCTTTTGAATGTAGGAAGTGTCTGGTGATTGTTCCTAGACTTTGCATTGGCAAAATCAAAATTAGGTAGCATAGAACTTCCTACTAATGCAGCCTTTGTGGATCTCATATCAAGTCCACTATTAGAGAAACCCGCGACAGTTCCTGAAGCAGGGTTAGAATGTAGGAAGGTGTACTTTACTCTAGGCCCTATCTTAGTGTAAGTTAAGTGAGGATCTCCAATTCTTAGATCAACATGAATCCTGTCTATGGCTTTTGCTGGAGTGAATGCCGGAATGGCCTCAAGAGATGCAAAGAAATCATCCCTGTCGAAAGCACCGTCAGCAAACAGGCTATCTTCAATCCCTGTAGATGATACTGTCAGGTTATAATGTGATGATTTAGCGTTCCAAAGGGGTATGAGATCGAACTTGTCTCTCTCATAGTTTGCCATAATCTCTTCATAGTTTGGAGGTAGCTTTAGACCTGATGTTAGAAGAAGGAATCCATTGTTATAAAATATAGGATCTTGAGTTCCACTAACGCTATTCTCAAGCATGTAGTTTTGAGTCTTAAGCGCATAGTCCTGTGAAACTCCTAAGCATACAAGCTCGTTATAGAAGAACTCTGCAAGTTCTTCTGACATAGCACAGTCTTTATAAAACTTCTCTTCTTCCCAAGGAGGTATTGGAAACTCTCTGCCTCTATAGTGAAATTTAAAATTGGGATTATTTAGATCAAAATTAAATCCTCTGACAGTGAATAGATGAGGATAGTTGTGTACCGCTTTTAGAAGTAAGTGATCAACAATAATTCTAATGGAATTGTCTAGATTACTTGGATCTCGTTCTCCCTCAGAAAAGATTAAAGCCTTCTCCTGAGTCCAAACATCTAAACTGCTTGTCTGAGTAGCGTTAGTCTTTAGAAGATAGTAAAGGAGATTGGGGACATACGATTCATTAAACTCGTTGAAGCTTTTATCGAAATCTATATTTAATGAAGGTAGTATTGTCTTAAGAAGATTCTCTAGACCTCTCCTAGTTCCCTTTTGATGATACAGTCTTAAAGCATCTCTTAGCTGTCTTCTCCACGCATCTGTATTTGAAGTATAGAAAGTCCACCCTATAAGGTCAGCTAGGTAAGGTAATAGGTATATTGGACATTCTTCTATAGAGTACAAGGTTTCAAGACTAACTATCTGATCATTTATATCAGACATTAAGAATCCCATTGCCTTTTGAAATCTATAAAGAGGTCCGTTTTGTATTGTTGCAGTTGGAGATATGTCGTTTATAAAATAATCATAAACAGCATCTCTTATGTAAGTATCATCCTCTTGAGCATAAGATGAAGTGTAAAGAATTTGGTTCCATGTCTTCATCTTCTCTAAAGGCTGAGTTCCGCTAGTGTAAGTTAAAGCAGAGCCTGACCCTGTTCCTGATAAAAATTCTTCTGGGAATATTCCTAGATCGTTAACCCTACCAGTATTCCAAAGACCTTCTTTTAAAACATTTATAGCATCTGTTAAGGTAATCGTTTTTCCAGCAAAGATTCTGTCAGTATAAAGAGTCACTAGAAGTTTTCTGTAATCAAGGTCCACCGCCGATCTTGTGTAGTTCAGGATGTGAAGAAGACCTAACGATTCTAGAAGATACCTATGAGACTCTAGATTATCTACACCTAGCTTTCCTGGAAACTCTCCGTGAACATTGTTCTCAAAACTATCGTCTCCAAACGCTATTTTAGGAAGTAATGTATTGGCTAGGAATCCACTGAAGTCTGCCTTGGTTGAATAATCAGCTAATTCATAACCCAACTTATTCATGATGTTGAGTTCAAACTCAGCAGGGGTTATCTCAGTTAGCTTATTACTTCTAACAAAATACTCAGGAAGTGATGAGGCGTACCCAAGCCCAGAATCATGGTTTAAAAGAGAACTTAGAGAGGAACCTGTACTTATGCATTGAATATAAAGATTGTTATTCTTTATTAGTTCAAAGTCTTTAAGCAATATCTTTGTTGCTATGTCTGTTGTGTCCTCAGATTGCTTTCTATCTTCCCCCTTGTAATAACTTGGAGTTATTACCTGAAGAACATCAACATAGTTTCTTTTATAGAAATTAGACATAGTTAAAAGTTACCTGAACATTGTTTAGTTGTAGTATCTCGTTAAACTCCAAAGGGAGAGGTTGATCATAATTAGTTACCCTTGCAACTCTTACTTCTGAAACCTCAGTGAATATATCTCTAGCTACTATATCTGGAAAAAAGTCTTCTCCAAACTCTCTATTATCAACATTGAAGTAGTTTAATATTACATTAACAACTCTATTTTTTATAGTGCCCTCTGTTGTCTCAAAGCGCCTGTCTAAAGTAACCTCTACATTTAGATCTACTGTTCTTATAAGACCATCAACAAGGGCTATCTGATCAGTAATCATCTTCTTGTCTTCCATCTTCTCAAGCATGTCAGTCTTGAATGCTATGGAAGCCTTCTGTAGCTGTGTGTCTGAGGCTTTCTCAACAACGAAGACATCTATGATGTTGCCTGATCCAAACGCCTTCCTAGTGCTCGCTATGGCCTTTCCTGACGATCCTGTAGAGGACTTGAAGGTGTTACCGAAAGCGGTGTAATCATCAAGAGAAACTAGCCTGTCCTGTTGTCTGAAAACAAGCTTTGAGTATTTTTTAATATGATCTATAGTTTCTGTGGAAGCCCCTCCCGTAAAAGGAAGAGTGTTTACAACAGTAATTTCCTTAGGTGTTAGATCAGAAGTTAGTGTGTTTTGATTAATCAATCCAGTAGAAGCGTTACCTCTAATCCCACCACCGACTCTATAGGCTATGGTATAACTAGCCCCTATTGGAGGTAACTCCCCAGTAAAACCATCTCCAAAAACAATAGTGGCAGTGAAGTCTGGGTTGTAAACAACTTCAAATACAGATTCATTGGAAGAAGATGTTGAGAGTAATGACTGAACCTCACGGTAAGCTTTAGAGGTCGCAACATCACCCGTGTCTATAAAAACTTGAACACTTCCATCCACTACAGGACCTTGGCTAAGTCTTACAGATTTTATAACATCTACATCCGCAAAAGTTCCTGAATCAACAACTAATGACCCCTCAATCAAAGCTACATTAGTCCAAGATAAGCCACCGTCAGACTCATCATAAGTTAGCTCGATTTGATTGGATGCGTTTATATCCTCTATTTGACCGTTTATTATCTTGTAAAGTGTATAGCTCACGGCCTGCGAATCTACAGGCGAGGTAACATTAAAAACTCTGCTAGAGGTAGGTATCGTTATAGAGTCACCTGATGTTATCGGTGCTGCAAGTGTTACACTTGATTGTGCTGCTGCTGATGCAGGACCCCTAAATTTAACACCAATTAGTTGTAGAAGCTTTCTAATGTTTACTGGGTTTTTAGCTGTTTTTATAAACGACTCATGAGCAAGCATGTCTGCTTTCATTGACATTACTGCTCCCATGTACGCAACAAGCTCAACCATCATCATCCCAAGATCAGACTCAGCAAACATATTATAATCTAAAGGATATACCGCTTTAACATAATCTAATAAAGAACTTCTAAGTGTAACAAAGTCGGTTGCAGCAAAATCAACTAGATCTGCCTTACTATCCTCTTTGAACTCAACTAACTTCAGGAAATCTGAAGCCGCTGTTGTGTATGGAATGTTTGTCATATCTTAAACTCCACAGGAATTACTTGCTGAGTAGATCTTTCTTGAACATCTACTTGAATTATTATTGATGCCAACTCACTTGTTGAGAAAGGGTCATTATTATCATTTGCAAAAACCCTAACATTTAGAACGGAAACATTAGGGATATATCTATTTATTTGATTAATCACCCTCTCCTTTATAATCCCCTCTGTGTCAGGAGTTATAGGCTCAAACAAGAATGAGTTTAAATCTAGTCCAAAGTTAGGTAGCATTACTCTTTCACCAGGAGATGTGAATATAAGCTGTCTTATCTGTCCTATAATAAGCTCTTTGGAAGTAACTTTATAAAAAAGTTTATTGGACTTACCCACAGGAACACCGACACCAATAAACTCAAACTGCTCATTGGACTTGAGTTTATCAAGCTCAGTTTTTGGTATTATTTTCCCGTAGATGCTAGTAGCCATTAGACTTTAATATTGTTGAAGAACGCTTTATGTGCGTTATAGTTAAACAAAACTTCACTAGTAGTTAGGGGCTTTTCATATATTTTTAGACTTCCTACTCTACCCCCTAGACCACTGAAAAGACCCCTACTCTCAGACATGAATCCTCCTGAGCTTGTTGAATAATCAATAGGTAATCCGTCCGTCCAACCTCCTCCAAATATCCATGGAGTAAAGAATTGATCATTTTTTGGACCGTTGTTGAAATCACTTGTTTTTACATTCTCGACAGTTCCAGAAGAGTAGTAGAAGCTGGCTGTGTCATTATCTCCTGTTTTAATAAAGGATGGGATTCTCGCAGGAACCCCAGGGTCAGTGCCAAATACAACACTTAAAGAACAAGTCTCTAACAATTCTGAGTTTAAGTAAACTTTTATTTCATCAGATTGAACATCAAAAGACACATTCATATGAACAAAGCTAGAACTTAAATCATTGAATGAGTGCCCTGATGAAGTTGTCTTTGTTGTAGAGATCGTCATACCGTCAAAAGGCTTTAGATCATTATCACATTCAGATGACCTCACAAAAGTTACATCGTCACCATTTACTGACTGTGTTGGAGCTATGAAAAAGCTCACAGAATCTGTAGTGTTGGAGGTGTCTATGCTGGCGAAGTTCGCCGCTATGTCAGTATCTGTTCCTCTAAATTTGGTGGAGTCACTTGTCCATTGAGGATCTCTAGTAAATCCCATTAACATGCCACGAACAGTGTCGGAGTTTCTATTTCTTACTGCGGTATCTGCATTTACAATATAATCCCCACCCGTGTTCTCGTTGGATAGGATAATTTTGTAGTAGTTATAGTCGTAGAAAGCACCAGAAGAAGTATCTCTATTGTTTGTTTTTAGGTTGTTTCCCGTTCTCTCTTTTATGTTGTTAGGTGCAAATGCATGATCCATGTGTAACCAGAAATCAAAGCTACATCCTCTTAAGTTGAACATTAAGTCCTGCATCTTCTTAGATGCAGGGAGTCTTAAATAACTTCCTAGCTTATTCTGCTGGACAAAGTTCCCTGAGGGAGTATACTCAACAATACCTTTTAGGAGTGGAATACCTAATCCAGATGCAAATATTGAACTTAAAGTGGATCCTACAAGTTGTGCGTCTTGCGTCGGATCGTCATTACAACTGATTACATTATACTTTGTAGATTCTGGTTTTTGCACATCTGCATCTAGAAAACTGTATATGGCTACAAGTCTATCAGCCACCACAGAATCAGAAATAGTTATTGCAGGTAAGGTAGTTGAACTAGCATCAGTCACATCCGCAAACACCCCCGTACCTATTGGAGCAATATTTAAAGGAGTAAGGGAAGGTGAAGAGGGTCCTGTAATTGATTTAACAAAGATGGGTTTTGCAGGAAGAATAACACCACTTACTTCACCATGATCTAGTACCAAAGACTTTTGCTTCTCAAATCCAGGAGCTAGGTTTAATCCTCCAAGATAGCTAAAGTCGTTTACAGGTATCTTACCTTTTTCAAAGAATCCATCGTAACCAAAGAAATCAGGAGCCTTCACTGCAACTTCTATCTGCTTCTTTCTCTTTCTTATCTTTATATCAAACAACTCAGTTTGAGAAAAGATCTGTTGTTGCATGTTCTGTACTATCGCAGAACTCTCTTCGTACCCTGATGCTATAAGTGATTTTCTCTGTCTCTCAAGATCCGTTATGAATTTAGATTTATTACCTTTAATAACATTTAAGGCATGGTCTGCGTCGTAATACTGCTGTAATGCCTCGGACTCGTCAAGTATCTCTACATCAAATAGTGTGTCTACATACCTACTAACATCGCCTACAGTTATCTGAGTTCCTTTACCTCCCAAGCTAGGAGCGTGATCTAATTTCCATCTATCTCTGTCAGGAATAAAACCTATATCTTCAACGCTAGGAACTTCTCCACCTTTATAAGTTCTACCTTGAGAATCGTAATATAGTCCGTCTACTGACAGAAGGAAAGAACCTTTCTTACTAACAGGAGGTCCGAAGGTTAATCTGAAAATAGGACCTTCATCTTCTTCTAAATCTTCATCTGGATCGAATAAGGTCCCGTCTGCTCTTTGTTGTATAACCGCAGTTATGTTGGCTAAGGTCTGCCCAGCGTCTGCTATAAACTGCTGGCACCCGTCAATAACTTGCTGATTAATAAGCTCAGTGGCGTTGTCTGGAGATGTGGAGGTGTTAGTGAAAGATACACTGTTACTTACACCGTCTCTAAAGGAATTTAGACAATCCACTATCTGATTGATCTCGTTTATTGTTGCATTTAATTCCTCTATAGCTCCTTGTACGATTCCTGCTGCGTTCCCTAATGCCCCTAATGCTGAATCAGCGAACTCTCCAAGACCTCCCAATCCACTATCAAGACCCAGCCTGTATTGACCATCTCCGTCAATGTCCTGGAATCCTAAAGCACCTAGCATCTGCCCCTTTACATCTCCTATGGCGCTTCTGGCTCGAACAACACCAGAGTTTATACCGTTGGCTATAGCTCCTAAGGCATCTCCTGGTAGAAGTGCTAGAACATCAAAAGCTAAATTAAGAATACAAGGAGGAACACCAAAGGTAGGAATCAATCCTTGACCAGTGTTTATGCCACCTTGTAAGAACTTAGTATCAAAAGGGTTGATAGGCATTATAAAATCTCCTTGTTGTTAGTGGATCTGACGAAGGTTGGTGGAGTGACAGGTTGAAGGTTAACATTACCCGTAGGCGCAGAAATGTTAACATCTCCTGTATCGGATATAATATTTATGTCCCCTGTAGCCTTTATGAAAATTTTGCCGCTGTCTGGATTTACTCCTACGGTAGCCACAGTGCTATCCGAAACTAGTTCTATAGTGCCTCCAGTTCTTAGCTGAACCACGCCAGCTTGATGAAGTGAGTTGGTTCCTATAAAAACCCCAGGTCTCTCGAAAGGAAGATAACTATCTGCTAATACATTTACAGTATTGTGTAGGCTTTTTATATTAATATCCCCTCGTAGAACATCCGTTATTAGTCCGTCTATTACATCAGTCCTACCGCTGTTAACTATGTCAATAGTCTTAGCCTCAGCAGCATTTGATATCCTCATGCTACCTCTCGTTGATTGAATAGCAATATTTCCAGCAGCCTTTGCTAATAAAGAATTTGGACCAAATATTGAGTTTTGATTGTCTCTTCCAGATAGCTTTAGCTTAACCTCTTCATTTGGTGTGTTCAGCGTAACCGAACTGTTCACAGGAACTCTATTCATGATGACCTGATTCCCAGTTCCATCAGCCATCTTTACAAAGTTTTTTCTTATAGGTCCGGTAGACTTAGAATCTCCACTCTCATCTACAAACTCAAGTGATCCCCCTCTGTGATCAGATAGTCCGATAGTTCTTTTTCTAGCGTTACCTGATCCAAGATCTTTAGACCCTTTTGGTGTATTAGGACCAGACTCCTCTAATGTTAGATTTAGACCTACTATCGTTGAAACATAAAAATAGTTTGTAGATGTATCATTGTCTAAAGTTGCTATAATAATTATATCACCTTTCTGAGGGTAAGCGGTAAAGCCTCCTCCTCCAGGAAATGTAGCATTATAAGGTGTAGTGTAATAGACTTGGACTAATTCCTTTTTACCTGTTGCGTTCGATTGCTTTAGAATTGTACACAGTATGGCCGTAGGGTCTGAACTACCTACTACATCCTCTACTCTTGCTTTGTATAAATTCACTTTATGGCCTCACTGAATATAGAATTTGCTGTCAGGTTTGCCAACTCATTCCTCTGAAGAAAGAAGCTGCTGGAACACTCTGATCCGCTAATCGTGTGCTCATATCCAAATATGGTGTATATTCCACTCAAGAAACCTTTTTCATTTAACCTATTAGAAATATAAGCATAAAAGTTATTATAGTTTAGGAACACACAAGGCTTTCCAATATGCTCCCTCAGCATATTAAATCTAGGTATAGTTTTGATTGATATTTTTCTAACAGAGTTGGCTAGGTGCTGTAAGTATACAAAGTAAGACAGCATCTTGGTAGAAGATATTTTTCTATCACCAGTAGATTGCTTTAACGCTTCTGTCATATCTGTAGAGAATCTTCCAATTATGTCTGCAATTCTAAACTCTGCTAAGGGATTTTTTTCTGCTCTGTCTAAATTTTGAATATCCTGAGATAAAGTATCTAGAAGATTCATTATGGATGAATCACCTGTGTAACCTGCTCTAAGTATTTTGGGTATCATAAGCGCGAAGGTTTGCTCCGATAGATCCTTGAAATCTTTGGATTTATAAAAGGTTCTATCGCTTGGTTCAAAAAACTGTTGAAGCTCTTTCACACCTTGATCATCGAATAAATCAAATAAAGTGTTACCTTGCAAGAAAGCGAATGATTCACCTATACCCTTACTTACTACTTGATGAACATTAGCATCTTTATAATTAGCTGTAAACATGGGTAACCCATTCAATGACTCTTTTATCTCTGGGGAGATTCCATCCATAAGTAATTCGAAATCTTCATTGAATCCTTCTAATGGAGTTTTAGGATTTACAACTGTAATTAACTGATTAGCCTGAATTACATAATTAGCGAAGTCCTCTCCAGTGTACTTTATAAATCTATTTACAAGTGCATGTTCATCAGCACCGTCTCCCAACAAACTATTAACCCTTGAAACAAAATTATCAACAACAGCCTTTTTTAGGCTTACAGTCATAGGAGCTATCAAAGAAGATATAACTTCTGAATCGCCATAAACTTTAACATTATATGTGGTGAATCCATATCCAGAGTCTAATAATCCATTTTCAAAAAGATTAGCTACTGATATTTCATCATCACCTCTACTGTATACGACTACTGGAACATTTGCGCTATTGAACGCCAATACTTGACCCATTGTTGTAGGGGCAATAGTTCCAGGACCACCTAAGCGTCCACCTGCTGTTGCAACTGAATTGTATCCACTAGTTGTTGTAACAAACGGCTTTGCTTTATCTAATACATTTAAGACAAATCTTTTTGAAGATTGATCTTTAATAAAAAGTCTTTTTATAAACATACTCTTCAGTGTTTCATTCTGTATGTCAAAAACTTCTCCTTCAAGAGTTTTATACATAGGAATATTTAAGTCCACAGCAGCGTATAAATATCTTATAGCATTAAAAACATTTTTTTCTACTAAGGGTCTACGATAAGAATCAAAGGCATTAGCTCTAAAAGTTAAATTAAATGTCTGTATTGTAAATCTATCTAATTCGTTTTCATCCTTTGATTCAGGATCACTTTCATTAGTTATTGTGATCTCTATTCCAGAGTCCCCTAGAATCTTTTTAAGAGATTCTATTCTAAGTAACTCATCAGTTATTCCTTTTGTAACTATGGCTTTTTTATCCGTTAACGGTTCCCCCTCTGGGTTATAAGATATTTTATAGGAAGATATCTTGTCCTCTATATGTTTTTGAAGTAAAGGATGAAGAAATACTATAGGAACAGAACCTTGGAATTTTGTCATAGGTGTTCCTATGTTTTTTTGAATATACTTTGATAATAAGTTTTCTAAAACGCTAACAATATTATTGGTATTATTAAAAAGTACCTCTTCTACCTGTACGGTCTTGAGAAACTGAAGGTCGTCTATTGACCCTCCCTGTTCATTAAATGTCAGTGGTTCATCGTACCTTCTTCTAGCCCTCTTCTTAATTTGAGCCAATGGAACCGATACTGAGTATCGAGTATCATTTATATCCTCTGGAGTTTTTGTAGCCTGGGCGGAGGTTCTTCTTAAGTCCTTCCCTATATCATCCAATGGAACTAACTTGATCTCAAGCATTCCATTATCCGAAGAGTCAGATATATTGAAAAGAGTCGCAATCTGAAATTTTCTCCAAGTGTTAGACTTCCTATAGTCTAATCCAAATCCGTACCTAAGAAATACTTGTTGGTTGTTTCTTACTATTGCATTTAACTGTTCCGTTACCCCTTGAGTTCCTCCTAGCTCCTCCTGAAGTGTTGAAGATACTTCAAATATATCAAAATCATTTTCACTTCTATTTTTTTCTAATCTTTTAAGAGCTTTTTTAGCACCGCCCTCAAGTATCCGAAACTCATTTCTCGCCGCCTCCCTTTCTAACCGTTCAGCCTCATTTATATCTTCAAGTCTTGTAAGAATATGTTTTGGTGTTGCATTCGCACGATCTCTTAATTCTTTTGCTGCTTCTCTTAGGTCCGTAACTTTTTTTAAATATTCACTAGTGTTGTAAAGTGTATTACCCTGTTCAATCATTTGTTCAGTGGCTTCTTGTCTCAGATAATCATGTTCTCCTATCTTTGCTATTCGAGAGAAAACACTTTGATACAGCCTACCGTATGAATTATCTATGAAGTTCTGAATAAAGATTCCGTCAGGGTCTAGTATTTTCAATACTATGCTATGTTCAGATTTCCCTTCCTCAGCGTTACCGTATTTCTCAGACAAGGAAATTAAATTACCATCATCAACTGTGAACAATCTGGACTTACTAGAAGCCAGCCTAGCATCCGTTTCATCAGAGTTTCCGTTAACAACTCTAACATCCTGAGTTAATTCTACCCAAGGTGATCCTACATTGAACTCAGCACCTTCTTCTCCAGTCTCAATTATACTGGTTCTGAAATTGCCTCTAGAGTCATAACCACCTATGTTTCCTTCAACCATCTGTTACCTCAAGATATCTTTGGAATTTTCAATGTTGTTCCTTTTGCCAAATCCTCAAAAGGATCTGTGAAATTATTATATTGCATGATCATCCACCAATACTTAGGAGAATCATAAAATGTAAATGATGTTAGGTCTGGTCTTCTATCATGGGAAGACGGGACCTTACCTAAAGTATACTGAAATGTCTGATTTATATTTTCAATGAAATCATCCATTTCAGTTCCTACAGAAGTCGTAATGTCTT